CGTCTGATCAGCTAGTCTCTGGCGTTCTTGTTCTGCAGTAATATCATTAGCCATTGCATTTTGTTTTTGCAACATGGCGTTATTATATAACTGATCTTGGTTTGCCTTTTGCTCAGAGGCTATCGCTTTATTAACTTCTTGTTGTGCGGCCTGTAAGCCCAACATTCTTTCGTTGTGGGCCTCTGCTTCCTGCATACGTGCAGCTTCATCTCTAGCAAATCCAGCCTGATAACGCTGCAGAGTAATAAAGGCATCCGTTATCTGTTGTGTAGTCTGAGTAGCCATTGCTTCCATAGCACCCTCAAACTCACCCTCATATCCAGTACGTTTGGATGTTTCTGGAGAAGCTATTGCCTTAGCTTGTTCCATCCTCTGGATGACAAGTAGCAAACTATCGTAGAACTCTCGTTGAGCAGAGTTCATTTCTTCATAGGGACCTACGTTAGCAAGCAGAGTATCCCTAATATTTAAGGCTGTCTCTAATCTCTGACCAAGGCTTATGGCTTCGTTAGAGAAATTTAATAGTCCGTCCCTAATTCTTGCAGTTTCTTTACTGAAAGTCCGTGTCTCAAAGACATCCGAAATATTCTTCAGTACACCTTCAAAACCCTCAAACTGTTTTCTTAAAGCTTCGGAACTATCATTTAGGGATTCTATTGCCTTGATCTTAGCAATATTATTCAGTTCCCTTTGGATTTGAATTAAAACAGATGTGGTTTGCCCAAACTGGTCATTTACTTGAGCGATAGCATTTGTTTCTACAACACTTTTATAGTTATCAAAAGCATCAGCCAATTCTTCCATCTGCTGTTGCAGTGTCTTAGCCTTGATACTTGTGCCAAGTAGTGCTGTACCAAGGCCACCTAGTGCAGCAATACCAAGACCAATAGCAGCACCCCAAGGACCAGCAAAGAAACCTGCTAATTGAGACCCCTGCTGTGAGAATGCAATAAGTGGGCTAGTCCCAGCTTGAACCTGAACAATGAAGTCTTGTAGCTGATAACCAGCTTGTTGCATAGCAACTTCGTTAGCACGAGCAGCTTTACCTGAACCGTATAAAGATTTCTCAAACTTACGAAAATCTTTTGCACTACCAGCGGAAACAGTCTTAAGTGTACTAATATTCTTATTAAGGCGAGCAGTTTCTGAAGTAAGCCTTTGTTTAGTTATTAGGCCAGCTTTTTCTGCACGTTGAACATCACGTAATTCTGCCTCAAGGTTGTCCAATAAGCGTACAGCACGGTCTACTGGTGCGGTATCTGCTTCAAAGACTAATTTAATGTCAGCCACTATTTATTACCCCCAAGTAAACGACATCAAGACGTTTGATTGCTTGCACTTCCCAAGCTGCCAAAGGTGTCTCAGTCAATTCTTTCCATGCCTTGATTTGTTCATACGTTATCGGATTAGGTCCCGACATACCTGCAGTTCGGCTGTTGCTCAAACTAATAAAGGCAGACCAGATGTGTGAAAGAAGTATAGGGAAATCTGTCGGGGGTTCCAATGCTTCTATTCTACGTCCAGTCTGCCTTTCCACTTGTTCTAAATGTTCTCTTTTTGTAGTACCAGAATCATCAGGCTTATTTAACTCAAAGTTATGTTCAGCCCAATCACAAAGATCAGATACTACTTCTTCGTAAAATCCAGAGAGTTGCTTACAGCCTCCTCAATCTGGTCACGAATCCAGAATACCTCTGCATAGATCTCTTTAGCTTTATCTATAGCAAAACGTGGTTTCTTACCGTCATAGGTAATCTTCCAGTCTTTTGTCGTCTTAGCCAAGAGTTCTAGAGTAGCACTCTCTAGGTCCTCTGCAGTAAACTCTATCTTCTTCTTACCCTGTGCTTGTTTCAGACGACGATTAGTCTGTTCATGTACTGCAGCCTTGTACTCCTTAGAGTGGGGGGCATACATTGTAATAGTCATAGGGGAACCGTCTTCGTTATTAAGAGGCTCAAAGGTAGTTGGATGCACAATAGATACATCTACAGTATCACTGCTAGGTGTTAAATCTTTCAAGTCCATGTCGAGTTTCCTTCGGGTTATATGTAAGAAATTGTCGGGTGAGTTCAGGGATTATTAAATGGGGAGATACCAGACCCGACACCGATACCTCCCCTACCTCTAGCTAGAGGATTAGGCAGTTGGTCGTGTGATCTTGAAGTTTGTACCTTCTGTGCTATCGTACAGAGCAACAAACGACATTGTGATAATACGGCTTAGAGGGCCATCAACGCCAACATCAGCAGAGTTGATTTTAATGCGTGGGAACATAAACTCATACTCATTAGCTGCAGAGGGGTCATTTACAGTAATGACAAGTTCACTCTCTGTCTCATTCAAGAAGCGGTTAATCAATGCAGCATCTTCGAAGTATGCAGTGAATGTACCTTCAACTTGTGACATACCATATTCTAGTGATGGTGCAGCGGATGAACCAATAACGAATGTTGGTGAGAAACTGTTGTTAACTGTAAAGTCAATGCCAGTGATAATAGCTGCAGAAGAGGATGAACCTACGTTACCGATAGCCAAGTCACCTGAGTAGGCATCGAAAGGCTGCGCTGAAGAGGAAGCATCCTGTGTTTTCTCTGTAGCTGACATAGTCATATCTGACCCAATCATACCAAAGGTTGTTGTAACCATCTGGTTTGGAGCCATAGAAATCCCCATTGTAGATACTGTACAACCAGTAAACAAACGAGCTTGATCAATGTCTGCAGCGTAGTCTTCAATAGAGAAGTATTTAGGTGTTGTACCTACCTTCAATACATCTGAAGACCATGTGTTAAGCATAACTGATTCTAGGAATGGGTCAAAGTCACCATCACGTAGGTCAACAACAATGTCTCCACCTACTTGGCTGTTACCTTGACGGTCAACCCGTGTCATACGGTCAGCTTGAATTTCGTTCCCAGCAACACGATCACGAGTTAGGTTTAGTGAGTGTGTGTTGAAAGGCAAGTTTTGAAAGTTTCCAGCAGGTGTCGTACCGAAAGTAGATTCGGTAATATATGACAGCGTGGAACGAGAACCCTGTGCGAAGGCCATTTATATTCTCCTAATTAATTGTATATGTACCAGCCGATATTAATCGGAATATAGTACCAAGGACTGTCCACAAAGCCTTGCTGCCGTTCAGCATAATCTATGGACACTATGATTGTCTCATCAGACGAGTTAGTAAAGCTAATATCTGTTGTCGCCTCAAAAGCCTCTATGACTGTATTAGCTAAATCATCAGCGGTAGCTGGACCGTTACCCTCTGCCGTATACACTAGAACCTGAAAGACACCATCGTATCTTTGTTGGGGGTTTGTGCCTCGTACAGCAGGACGACGAAGTGTCGGGATATAACGGCACTGGACATAACTTTGACCTGTCGTAGGACTAAATGAGATATTCTCATAAGCAATACTAGGCAGTCCAGATACGTTAGATAGTTTTGTCTCTAATGCAGCACGGATGTCATTATGAATACTAGCCATGAATGTTCCTTACCTTTGCAAATACTGCATATCCGTGTTTGTATTCTACTTGCTCTGCATGTGGTGCTGCATTACGTAGTGTAATCCTTGTTGTATCTAACAGACTAGGGATTCTGTTAATGTCTGACACAAGATTAGCTAAACCTTCTTTCCGCATAGCTTCTGGATTTTGACCACGGGGTTTATTAGCTGAAGATTTACCTCTGGGTCTACCTGCACCTACAGCAAAAGAAAAGGAAGTTACATAAGCACCAGTATCAACAGGAGAGGCTTGCACCGCAGTTTCACCTATATCTACTAATTTGTCCCTAATAGCATCCTCTGCAAGTTTCTCTACTTGATCAAACTTCTTTTGGAGAGATGGGTTTATCTTTAGCTGAGTTTTAAGCATTACTCTCTCACATCACAGATATAACAGAGTTTAACCCCATTAGAGAAAATAGTACGGACAGATACAATCTTAACTGTATCACCATTGCCTATAATCTCATCTTCATCATCAGGGTCTACAGATAATCCCAGTGCTGAGATAAGACACTTTCGAGTACCACGACGAACTTGATCTACATTAAAGATAATACCTTCGTCATAGTTGTAAAAGTAAGCTGTTACAGTATAATCTGTTGTTGCTTCACTATCTAGAGAACCTGTGGAAGGGTTGTATGTACCTTCTGTCGTAACTTTACGCAGTGTTACATCTTCACCATAGTCTTTGACTAGATTGTAAAGGTCAAATGATCTGAAAGACATCTAAGCCCCCTATTAATCGTAGTCTGAACCGTACTCATCACCACTATAACTTGGAGGGTTACGGAAGCGGTCACGACGAAATGATGGGGCGATACGATCTGTGTTAGCTCTCACAGCGTCTACAGCAGTCTTACTGATACCACCCGCTTTAACACCCACTACAGCACCAGATTTCTTACCTTGATACTCTAGGTTTTCTGCTAGGTTATTATATTGCTTTGATAGATCGCTGTAGTCTGCACTTAAAGCACCATCAAGAGATGTGTTTACTTTACGTGCATACTGAGAAGCTATAGTTCTAGCACACCATGATGCAGCATAATAGATATTGTTATTACTTTGAGCTAATGCGAAAGTAATCTCTTCGTTCTTTACCTGTTGATCATTCGTATCTGTATCGCCAAGTAACAAACGAACAGAGTTCAACCGACCAGAGGCCGTTGTTGTACCTAGATCAGTTTCGTCGTAGCTCCAAGCCATCAATCTACCTCATAGTGTCCGTGTGTTCTGCGCCAGCTTCGTATTAGTCCACGTTGTTTATCTGCAATCTTGGACTTTTTACATTTCTTTCGGTCAAAGTCAGCCTGTGAGCTTGTCTTAGCTTTAACCTTGGTGTTGATGTTATCTACAACAGCGTGTAACCCTTGTACATCTAGCTCTTCTAGTCCGTCACCAACTTTACGTTCTATTTCTAATTCAGAGTTGTGGTAAATCCAGCGTTGATTATAGAAAGTCAATACTGTCTTTTCATCGACACTTAATTCTTTCCACTTGAACTCTTGGTTTTTCTTCAGTTTACGTCCACCTGCAGTAAAAGGGACTTTCACAAATACTGGTCGGTCTAACTGAAGGGGCATTTCTTCTTGTCTTAGCATGTTAACCTCTTACATCGGGTGAGGGTGTGAGGGCCACCGAAGCAGCCCCCAAGATAATTTACTATTAAGCAACAACAGTGTTGAAGAATGCACCCAAGTCTGCGCCTGTGACTTTCATGTCATAAGCCATTTTAACTTGGATATGCTCTGCAACTTGCATACGCTTCAGGGCATCGTCTGAGAATGATTCTACAGTGACACCCAAGTTGTTAACACCTTGCAAGCTGTTCCATGCGAATGTTACACCCGCCGCTGGTGTCATCAAACCTGCTGATGATGGTGAGTGTACCAACAATGCAGCTTTACCACCGATGAATGCGTTGGATTCTGCAACACCTTCGGCTGAAGAGTTTTTAACTGCTTCCATGACGTAGAAGTTTTCTACCTCAAAGATTTCAGCCAACTTAGCATTGGTGATCAATGCAGTGTTAGTTACAGTTGCGCCACCGTTCAAACGTGCCAGAATATCTGGGTGGTTGATCAGGATGTCACGAACTTCTTTACCAACAACCATTGTGTTTGGTTTGAAGCCACCTGATTTCAGTTGCATTGTACGACGAGCAGTTGTTACGTCAACGATAGGTGTTGAGTTTGTGTAGTCAGACCACTGTGTGACTTCTGCTGCTGTGTCGTTGTCTGCATTCGCAACACCAGTGTATTCTGTACCCCAGATACCTGTTGCGAAGAAGTTGGTTGCGAACTGTTCTTCACGGTGGATCAACAGACGGTTAGTCAATGTCTGTGCGCCAGCAGCACGGATGTCCAAGGCTGCATCTTCGTTAGCAAGAGTTTGCTGATCGAAGTCCATACCCAGACCATACACGTCTGCATAGAAAGATGAGTTCGACAGTGACATGCCGATACGGTTGACTTCTGTGCGAGGCGCAAGAGCCTTCACGTCACCTGTACGGTTCATGTTGTCACGGTCATAGATGTAGTATTTGTCAGACTGCTTGTCTACGCCTACTGTTGGGAAAACCTTATCAGCGATAAAGTTTGATTGATCTTGTACATAAGCGATTGTCAGGTTTGTCAACGGCTGATCAATATGTACCGAACTTGGAGTTAGCAATGGCATTGTATTATATCCTTCCTATTGCTGGTTACGCCGCAGCGTTGCCGCCTTGGATTAATTCGATTGCGATAATCTGACCGTCTACACCTGCTTCAGTTGCGTAACCCATGATTACGTTACCTGTGGAAGCAGTTACAGCATCACCTGATGCGTCTGTAGCAACAGCAGCACCAGCAGCAATAGTGCCACCAGAAGTTACCATTACTTTACCAGACATAACAACAGTTGCAGCTTCAGCAGCGGCTGGATCGTTAATCAAAACACCAACGCAGTTTTCGCCAGCAGTGTCAGCAAGGTCGATTTGACCGTCTGACTCTAATGTTACGAATTTAAATTGTGCCGACGATAGGTCTTCGCCAGCAATGAATGTCCGTGTGTCACGGGATTGCATTACAGCCATAATTATTCCCCTTTATA